CTTCTTTGGTCTGATCAGTTGGATGAAGATTCGGAGGCTTCCTTCGTTTCTTCTGAAGATTATGATCCGCAGGCAGAAGAGGATGCTTTGGCTACGGCGCTTTGGAATCAACGAACACATATACATCATGGTGGACCATGCGCAGAGGCGAAGCTTGAAGACTCGTACATTCCTACAGTTCAGGAGTTGGAGTTTATTTCGTCAATTTTGGGAATGAGTAAGGATAGTGTTCTTTCTCAACTCAAAGCGGCTAAGTATGCGAATACTTATGACTTTGGCGTGCGCGTTCCGAAAGGAAAGGAGTACGTTCAGACTTATGAAGAAATTCTTCGTTTGAATGTCCCTTGTCTTAAAGAAGAGCCTCTTCCGCTAGTCAGTGTTCAAAAGATTTCTGACGAGACATCTTCAGTGCAGATTACTACCCCTGCTGGAGTGATGGTTTTCTCAAAGGGAGGAGAAGTGGTTGAGAAACCCGAACCAGCTGAGCTTGATACAAGCGGCATCATTGATGCTGCTAAACAAGTTGTCCAAGGAGGGCAGAAAAGAAAGGAGCGGGCATCGCTTAGGACGGAGGCTTGTTTTGGAATGACGACGGTTGCTAGTGCAGCTAGTCTCGTCCAGATCGTCTTTGCGATGCCGGAGGGCAAATTTATGACGCAGTGTGGAGTGATTTTGTCTGTCAAAGGAGGAGATCGTTCTGTGCTGCAGATTGCTACGGTGTGTCATGGGGTTGAAAAGGGGATCAATAAGCGAATTGATAGGAAGGGAGTTTTAGCCATCAAGCTTGAATTCTTGTCCGCTCCTGTTTCCCCTATTGACGTTTTGCATAGTCAGTTTGTTCCTTTTCCGACAAAGATAGACCCCCCCCCAGTGGGAGTTTTGTTTGTGTTGGTTGAAGGCAACTTTTCCAGACTTGCAGTTTTGCCCTCATCTCGGGCAAGGAAAGGCACTGATGGAGTTGCTTTTGCTCCTCTCAAGGAAAAGTTTGGAGTCTCAGCTATTCCTTTTTCTGGAGGTAGCTTTTGCGAAGAGATGGGCTATGGTCCTTTGTTCAAATATCGTGGTGAGGTTGCGGTCGCTGATTCTTCTTCTCAAGGAGATTCTGGCGAAGGAGCCTCGGGTTCTGTGGTGTTTCTCAAAGCTCCTGGGGGCAACATGATCCCTGTGGGTCTGCACCTGGGAGGTGTTCCAGAACGTCCAGCCTCTGAGCAATGGGTTGCTCTTTTACCAAACACCGTGGTGAAGGTGCCTCCTGCCTTTGTTATGTGACTTTCCCGGCGGAGTGCATTGGAGGAAGCGTTCTGCCGGTTGTTGCGATTTCCTCCACGCTTTCTTGTAAATAGGAGCCCGGCTTCCCTTCCCTCTTCCCATGAAGATAGAGCTTTAGAAAACAAGGTAGTTCTTCCGACTTTGTTGGGGGGCTACGTTACCCATATCGTTGCGAAAGGAGGTATTGATTCACTTCATGATGAGGTCGGCTGTTCTCAGCAAGGCGCATCAGGATTTGGATTTCCTGTGCTTCTTGGTTTCGCTCGGTTGGTTATTTCGGAGGCCATTGATTCTATCCAGCCTCCAATTCCGTTTTCTGCTGTTGTTCGCCGCAAAGACTTACAATCATCTCCAGGATATCCATACTGTGTGATTTATTCCACGTATGAAGATCTTCTAGATGCTTTAGATCTTGATCGAGAGAAAGCTTATGAGATTATGGCTTCGTGGTTGCAAATTGTTGAGACTGCTGTTTTGGACGGGGTTGAACTCGAAAATGTCTGCTACGTTTTTTCGAAACGTGATGGATATTCAGAGAAGAAGCTCCGGTCGTCCAGCTTTCGCTCAATTGCATCTGCTCCCCTATTCCCTAGTTTTCTTTTCGATCGGTGGTTTGGCAACTTTGACTCAATGTTTAAGGAGAATCATCCCTTGGCATATGTCATTGATGTCCCTCAACAGTATAAGAAGTTAGATCTTCATCGGAAAAATTTTTCTATTGGTTTAGATTTTTCTCGGTTTGACAAGACTGAGCCCTCTGATTTGCTCCGTGCTGTTTTTGTTGCAGCGGCAGAATTCACGCAGGTTCCCCCAAAACTTGCGGGTTTTCTTGAAGAGTCCGTTGCGTCCTCGGTGCTGTTGATGCCTGATGGAGTTGTGTACCTCAATGGTGGGACCATGGCTTCTGGTCATAGGGGAACCTCCCTTTTTAATACTATGGCGGCTATTATTATTAATAGGATGTCATATATTTCTTTGGGAGTCTCCTATTGGACAGACTGTGTTACCACAAATTGTGGCGATGATGGAATTCATTCTTTCTCATCTTCAGCTCTTGTCTCGTCGGTGGTTCCGAGGATTAAAGACTGTATGTATGAGCTCTTTTCTGTTGTTGCAAAAATTGATATGAGGTTTGGAGAGGCATTTCCACCTGGAGTACTTCCCCCCTTTTTGTCAAGAGTTGAACAAATTATATCGAGTTCTTCGAGGTTCTTTGACGTTGTTCTTGTTCCTGTCACTCCTATGAGGCAGTTGCGAGCAATTCAGTGTCGAGTTCCTGGTCAGACTGATATTAAGTTTGTTGAACAGATTCAGGGTGTTCTCTTGTCTTTGTCCGCGTTTGTTTATCTTAGTAGATTTGTGCCGGGCTTTCCTATTCCCACTTGCATCTCAGCTTTGTGGGAGCTGGCAGAAGACTATGGAGTTGAGCTTCCAAGCTCCTCCTTGTCTCGCCGGCTTGCAGTTAGGCGTATTACTAAGTATAATTATACTTATACGGGTGCAGCGTCAAAAAGCAGGGTCTTATAGACTCAGTGTTC